TGGTATTTTATCTGTGTTCGTAAATTATGCAGTAAGCTTTCCACTTAAAATGGCATTCCCCGTGTCTAAAGGTGGATCTAAAATGCGTGGAGGGTTTGTAGGATGTACTGTTCCCGGATTTGAATCTATTGAATCTCAATTTAGTCCTCAAGGCATTGTGTTACCAACTGCAATCTTTATGTATCTTATTATGGATTTTGGGATGAAACGCAGTGCATCTTCTAATATTGGTATTGGCGTTATGTTCCCTGCATTCTTGTTGATCCAATATGCTGTCATGAGATCTAGTGGATGTTTTGATAAATATTACTGGAGTGATTCCTTCTTAACTGTATTATCAGCATTTATAGTTGGAATGACATTCGGTATTTCTGCATGGGGAGTTGTAAAAACATTTTTTCCATCTCGTCTTCCTTCTGGTGCAGGTGCGCCAGCTTCAGCTCCTTCAGCTCCTTCTGGTAGTTTATCACCTATTTTACCTCCTGGTGGTAGCAGTAACCCTAATGTTGGAACCTGTTCAGCTCCCAACGATCAAGATCAATTTGTTTGTGATGCATATAAGAACGGACAAAAAATAACATCTACTCTTGTTGAGTAGCATTTTTAAATAGACGATAGTAACCCATCATATTTATTCCAGTATGGTTATCTACCTTTACAGGATTGCCAAATTCATTGATTTTTACAGTTACAATTGTAGGTACTACTTTTACACCATATTTCAGTGCAAGATTTTGAGGATCTTCTTGAATATTCACAGAAACCCATGTTACCTGTGAAAATTCTTCCTTTAAATCATCTAGAGCTGGTTTAATAGCTTTACACGGTGCGCAAGTTGGTGACCAAAAGTGATATGCAGTTGCTCTCATTCCTCCTTTACTATTATAGTGTCATTTGTAATTAAATGACTAGTAGATATTAATCTAAACATTTCCGTGCGATGTAGTCTTTGTTTAGATAATTCAAATCCTTTTACTTTAATTGTTTTTGTGAGAGCAGTAATTAACGCAGTATCCATTGCATCTGAATCTAGTTTATCAAGATTAGCTTTACACCATGATACTAATGTTTGCTTTGAAACTGGAGGACCCATCAATGAGATAGGAATACCGGGAATAGCTTCTGTCGTGTTTGACGTAACCGTTATAGTTGTTTCTGGACGAATTACTACTGTAGCCATCTTATCAACAATCGCATTATTGCGACTTAATTCATCTGTTCCATCTGTATGGGCCTGAACATGAATAATTGTAAATGTTTTAAATTTTGTCAATGCTGTAGCAGTTGGTTCAATTAAATTACGGTGTACAACTGGAAGACCTTGTGTATTTTTCCAATCCTTTCGTATCCAATTAGGTAACCAAATAGTTAAACAGTTTTTTGAATACATAGAATCTGTGTAAATTTCTAGATTAGTATCACTAGACGTAAAGGATTGAAGTGCAATTTCAACACCTTTAGAAATAGCCATTAGTTCACCACGTTGATTTGTTTGACTCTCTGTCTCTGGAACTCTACCTGATTGAGAACATTTAGGATGTTCGGGAAACCAACATGCCCAAGAAGCTTCTGCTCCTTGTTGACCGTTCTTTGAGCATGCTCCATCAGTAAATATACGTACTTTCATAGTAATTTAATAATAGGTTTATGTATAGTCTGTGATATTCGTTTTACAACACATCTACTTTGTATAGCAGATTGAATAGATGTTGGATCTTCTACATGAAACCAAATTCTACATTTAAATGAGCGTTGTTCTAGAGAACGCCGTAAGGTTTGTTGACAGGAATATGTTAAAAATTCTGAATGTAGAATCAATAATATTCTATAGCGCGTTGATCTGTTTTTAGGAACTTGAGCTATCCAATTGTCAAACCAAGGCGCAAATGTATCAATTGTATTTATTTCTGATGCATCTACTTCCGAAAATTCACATGCGTCAGAATGTGTATCTTTGTAAGTATTCCAAATTTTCAGTGTTTCTATATCGTTCAGTGGTTCAAACAATAGATAATGAGGTGGAGGAAACTGCATTATTCTACTAATTTAGGACTGTGTAGGTAGGACACCCTTTCTAATAAGAATATCGGCAGATACGATATATAGACTATTTTCAGTTACAATAATAAAACATCCATCACATTTAGCAACAGACTGTATTCCAGAAGTATACTCGTCATCGGATTTCCAAAGACACTGAGATGTTTCCTGTACTACAATAAAACATTCCTTTGATAGACTACCTCTGTAATAATCAAGATAAATTGGTTTATCACTATCAATAGCCATTTGAGAAGCTCTTAGTAATACACTCGCAGGTGGAAGAGCCATTTGTATTATTCTGTTTTTTGTTGTTGATTCTATTGAACGCATTTCAATGTATCCTCTGCCTTAAATCTAGATCGCATACACAAACTTAGTAGTTCTGTTCTTGGAACATTTAGCAATTCTAGTAGAGCTAGTCGGATTAGAATACGAAGATTGGATGCACTCAAAGGTAGAACTTTAGCACTTTCAAATAGAAAATCTACAAAATGAGTTGTATTCTCTTCTGTCTGAGATGTTTTTGCTTGTCTAGCAGTATCATTCAAATCTGAAATAACATTTGTTAAAGATGCGTGAATAACCTTCTCTGTTACAAGTGATCGTACAAATAACTGTGTCATAAATTTAGAATATCCTCGGCGTCTATCCTTTTGCTTCATCCATGCAACAACTTTATCATCAAACCCGGGCTCATTTACAGAAGGATATACTAATGTTTCAGTCATGTCATATAATTTTGGAAACAGTTCAATCTGACTCTGTAAATCGTCACGAATTTCAGGAATAGATTCACATAGGAATTTTGCACAATCTGACATCAAACTTGCATATGCGTGTTCATTAATAGCTTTATTGAAGAGTAGAGTAACTACACGCATACGAAATGGTTCATCGCGTTTTTGCATAAGAGTTAACACTTCAGATGAAAGTTTTGTTACAGTAGGAATAGCAATCTTGTTGAAAATGCCAAAGATTTCAGAATATTCGGGATCATCATATTCTTTGACTCTTCGAATACATTCTACTAAGACTCGTTCACGCCAATTATCAGGTAAACTTTGTTTTGTTCGTAGTCCTATATGTTTTTGAATAGGACGAAAGGGTTTGAAACTTACTGGTGTAATACGCAGTAAAGCGATATTATCTTGAACTACTTTAGGTAGTGGTAGTTTGGTACCAAAACGAACCGAGTATACTTGAGAAACTGTTAGGCTCATTTGTTATTGATACTACTATTTCATGTAGATATAAAACGAATCCGTTTCAGATTTACTATGAAAAAGCTATGGAATCTACAATACAGATGGAGACCATTAAACTCCAGTATTCATGGATACTTTGGTATCACGACCCAGATAGCAAGAATTATTCTTTGGAAAGCTATGTCAAAATAGCGGACATCTCAACCCCTCAACAGTTTTGGAGTGTGGTAGATTCTATATCAAAGGAAGCGTGGGAATCTGGTATGTTCTTCTTTATGAGACGTGGATTCAAACCTTTATGGGACGCACCTGAAAATGAAGCAGGTGGAGCCTGGTCAAAGAAAATAGAAGCATCAACCGTTCACGAAACTGTTATTGATATGATGGTTCATTGCATTACAAATGAACTTTTGATAAATCGTAAAGAAACATTGGTAGGAATTACAGTATCCCCTAAAGGACCATTCTCTATCGTAAAAATTTGGAATACAACTACTACTGTATCTGAGGTTTCCTATTTCAATCCAAGCATGTCTCATTTCAAGATTGGAGATGATGTTACGTATACTGCTCATAAAGCAAGACCAAAGTAAACTAAAAAAGATTTTATACTGTATCTAATCAATGAATCGTGAAGAAATTATATCATTTCTAGAAAGAAATATTCGAACTATAATAACATTTTTATTTCAATGGATATCTACTGATGGAGAAGTATTGGGTTATATTTTAGCAGTTATCCATATCTTACTTGTATTTGGTTCAACAATAAGTATGATTATAGCACACACACTATATCCTGCTTTTTGGTTTCAATGTTGTATAACCTCAATCTTAATACTTGTATGGCTTCAACATATTGTATTAAAAGTATGTGTATTGACTGTATCAGAAGAAAAACTACATAGTTCATTTGCTCCATCTATACCATATTTATCTATGTTTTGGAGTTATGTGTTTAATACAGATCTAAATAGCGCATTAACAACATTGGTTATAGCAGAAACCGTAGCTGTTGCATGTTTTAGTTTACAGTTAGTTGGACGGTGTACTTCATACGTATATCAATCATATAACATTGAATTACTATAACATATTTTAGATTAAAAAGAGTAAGATGTGCTTCTCAAAAGAAGCTAGTATACTTTCATTACTAGCAGGACTATGTGGATCTGTATTAGTATATTCATTGGGAGAAATGTTTGATAAGATTATAGCTCTATTTCTTGGATTTGTATCCTTAATGCAAGGCGTTGAATTCTTATTATGGAGTCATCAAACATGTGATTCCTATCATAAAAATATTGCTATACTTGGTTCCTATCTAAATATGTTTCAACCAATTGCATTAGCAATTATAGTCGCCTTAATAAATAATCGTATTCAATATTCAGGACTGCTCATTATAGTTACATTTGCATATTCTCTCTATGTGTGGCAGTACCTTGCTAAATATACATCAGAACTTCAATGTACAACTCCTAGAAAAGATAATCCTCATTTAGTTTGGAATTGGTTAAGTTTAGAATCAAATAATACTCCTTGGTGGATATATGTTATTACATTAGTATGTGTAGCTTTATTAGGTATGCCAACAATAACTCAAGCTATATCGTATTCTGTTACAGTAATAATTTCATTACTGATAACAAGTTTAGTATATGAAAGACAGGGTGTTGGTTCTGTATGGTGTTATTTTGCAGCATTAACTCCAATTACTTATTATATATATATCGTAAAATGAGAGGTAGTATATAATAGAATGAAACTATGGCATAAACCAATTATATACATTCTAAGTCATATTATTATAGGATATATTGCATTTTTCTATACCGAATTACTTGTAGCTATTCTTGGCTATCAAGTAGTACAGCTGTTACTAAATGTTCGATTTTTTATATTTTCTTGGAAAATTGAATCAGGTAATTCAATTGAACATACCGCACTTAAACTTTTAGAATATAGTTTAGGATATTTCATAGCATTTATGCAGTACAAGGCATTAAACACAGTTTAATATCTCCTAAGTTTGCAACTACATATCGAATCATTAGAAACCAATCATTCTTCATATTGATATCTAGATTATTGCACAGATTCGTACATTTAGTAAACAGAACTAAATGAGGTAGAGAAAAATTGCCTGTTACAATTTCATCATTGGTCTTTTTCTGAATACTGAATTCATTCTCAGAATCTCCCATCACAGTTGTACGAGACGCAAAATGACCCTTACATCCAAAGGTTAATGAAGAACCTACATTCTTAATCTCAACTGTCTTTGCTCCTAATAAAGTCATATCACGACAAATTTTCTGGAAATCTAGAGAAGGCATAGTAATGAGTGCATTGAAATCTGTTTCAGGAAGTTGAATATCAGGCTCGTCGCGATCTAACAGATTTAGCTTATACCGTGTTACCTGCTTTCTTTCTCCATCTTCTAATAGAATTCCTAGAGAATTAGTATCAGCACTATCTACATAAAAAGTGATTGTATCATCATTCGTAGCAGTACGAACAATTCTATATAGATGATCAGTATTTACACCAATCACGAATTTAGGAGATGTATTATTATAACTAAATTTCTCGAACTTATCAGAATATAATCTTAGATGAACAAGAACAGTTCTAGTATTATCCATCGCTACCATACGAATACCATCCTTGTCAAAAATAAGACTCATTTCGACAAGGATACATTTTAGAGCTTCCGTAAGAGTTCTAATTGCTGCCGTCTGTACAGTTTTCGCTTCAACAATGTACTCTGGCATTTTTATGTTGTTAATTTAGATGCGTTTAAAACCCTTAATATCCTATTTTTGAGCAAGATTCTTCATATAATAGATCCCCGCCATTAAACTAAATCCACTAAACAGTTCAGGATGTTCCATAGCAGCCAATATTTCTGCAATTTCAAATGTTCTACATATATTCTTTGGATCTACCTTTTCAATTACATGCCAATTATCTGTTGATGTAATTGCTTGATAGAGATCCTCCATTCTTGCACGCTCAGATTGATTTGTAATATCATGAAACTTAGTTGGCATTCTACTCAACCTATTCAATATATAGGACTCTTTAATCCATTTTTAACCAGATGCATGTTTAGCTTTCATAGTCTTGCTCCTCTTCTTAGATACAATACGACCATAAGAATTGTACTCTAAATGATCTTTGGTAAGACCACCACTAGTTTTATCAGCGGTTCCATGCATGACTTGTGCTCGACTGCCTACCCGTCTAGTTTTGTTATCAGGCATTTATTTACAATTGAAGGTAAGTTTTTACTCTCAATTGTGGGTTTCCCCTATTTGTATTTTTGTAATTAGAAATCCTATCCTACTTAGTTGCTGTATGCTAGACCTCCCATACCAGACATCACACGTAGCACGTTGTAGTTGAGAGCATACACGCGTACCTGAGCAGTGTGGGCACCAGTCACAGTGTTTAGAGACACAGTGAGCTGTAGAGTTGCCTTGTCAATACGAGAGAAGTTGCAAGTACCAGAAGGCTGGTGCTCCTCAGGGCGTAGAGCGAAGCTGTAGCAGTTGATACCAGTAGAAGGAGTACGGCAGTGGTGCTGGTAAGGCTGTACCTTGTCGAAATAAGATCCCTCACGCTCAGTGAAACGGTCCTGTCCATTGAGCTGGAGCTTAGCAACCTCTACAGGGTTCTTACCCTCACAACGTACACCAGAAGCTAGGATCACCTTGGCTAGTAGGTAGTTCACTCCTGCATCAAACTCTTCTGCACCAGTACTGTCATTCGCATCAGGACCATAAGCGGTAGAAGCCTGGGTTACACCCTGTCCAAGGTTACTAGTTGCAGGTAGACCACCAGCACCGCCAGCACCACCACCCTGAGATAGTAGAGAAGTGATGATTCCATCAGTGCTGAAGTCATCAGAGTAGTTGAAAGGCTGAGGGCCTCCTACAGATGCCATCCAAGAAGGTCCAGAGCAATCCACAAAAGAGTCACGCTGTACAACCCACATCAGCTCCTTTACAGGGTGGTTAAAGTTTAGCTGAATCTTGTTGGAAGAGCTGGTAATACTCTCTGCGCCAGTGTACTGTAGCTGTTCAATCAGGTACTCGTGACTCTGCTGTGCGAAACGACGACGCTCCTCAGTGTCTAGGTATACATAGTCTACATAGAGAGAAGCTGCGGCAAGAGAAAGCTGGGATAAAGTACCAGGGGCACCTACACCACTCTCATTGTACTGGCAGTTCTGCCAAGTCTCAAACTGCACATTAACGCGAACCTCGTGGTACTGTAGAGCAATTAGAGGAATTGCTACACCAGGGTTGCGGCAGAACCAGAACTGTAGAGGCACATATAGAGTAGTTGCAGGAGTACCCTTACGAGGGATGCAAGAAATAGTAGTTTCACCAGAAGAGCAAGTAGAATCTAGTGCTAGACCAGTCGCACGCTTCATTAGAACTAGATCGTGAGTGTTACCAACTATGGCATCTAGAGCAGCTACAGAACCAGCATCCGTGGATAGCTGGGTCCAGATCTGCATCCAGTCACCATACTGGCGATCAATACGCTGACCACCAATCTCTAGCTCAACCTGATTAATTAGACGGTGACCAATGTAGTTCACCCAGCGGAAACCTGCAACACCAGATAGACTACCTAGATTTACCTCGGGTAGAGTTACCTGCACATAGGTCTTGTACATTAGGTCAGCATTACGGTTGATCACTGCAGTCACACGCTTGTTGAAGTCTGCCTGACCATTGAAGGTTACCTCAATAGACTCCACTGCAAAGTTAGTGTGTCTCTTGTAGAGAATCTTCCAGAAAGTAATCTGGGGATTACCGGAAATATAGATATCCTGTGCACCGTAAGAAACTAACTGCATTAAACCACCACCCATCTTTGTTTATGTCATACAGCAAGAAAAAAAAATTAGCTTATTTTGGCGTGGGGACGAGAATGTCTGTTTGCTATGTATAAATGGACTTTTGGCTTTTTCCAACTGCAAACTTATTAATAAATACCTTTCTGCGCGGATTTCTAGCTTTATTTATTGCTGTGTACGCTTTTAAAACTTCTTGGTATTCTGGATACTGGGTAGCAATAGTACATGATGTAATTTCATTAACTGTATTATATCCTAGGTTTTAAGATCCAGTAGATCCAAATCCACCATTTCCTCTTGCATCTGGGGCTTTAGGAAGAGCTTCTAGAGAATCTACAAATTCAATTTTATCCCATGGAAGCCATGTGTTCTGACAGATTTGAAATAGACGTCTTCCATATTCAATCGTATAATATAGAGCATCAGAATCAGCACAATCAACTCTAGCAATCAGCTCACCACGATATCCGGCATCTGCAAGACCAATTTGGTTAGACTGACGAAGAGGTGTTAGACTAGTAGAAGATCTTACAAGTAGAAGATATGGAACTGGGTTTCCTTTAGAATCAAGTGCAGCAG